CAAATCGTTTAAAAAGTTCATCTATAATTAATGTAATGCCTAATTACATTGATAATAAGAAGTTTGAGAAACTAATAAAGGAGCATTGCAGAGGTCGGCGTAAGAACGAGGCAGAGCTATTCCAACTATTCGACTTGCTCATCTCCAACATCATAGACAGTTTCCACTTCAAAGTCGATAAAGAAGACGCAAAACAAGAATGCTTTGTTCTGGTTCTAAAGACGCTCAAAAACTTTAAACCCTCTGAAGGCAGTGCGTTCAATTATTTTACGACAATAATCGTTAATAATCTCAAGCTTATTTTTACCAAAAGAAAAAAATATACTGAGAAAATTAACGATTACTTTGAGCTTAAATTTGGTCAGAACCCAAGTTCTCTGTAAACACCATCATTATTGGTGATAACAGATACGTTATTATCTTTGATAATAATAAGTGCTGGAACTCTATTGATTCTAGTCTTCACATCAAATGTCTCACGCAACATCTGCGTTCCATCTGGAATATCCCAAGAATCAATAACAAAGATGTCTCTTGCAGGGAACCCAACAGTTTGATGTGAAGTTCTAAGTCTAGTTAAAAGCTTACCACACACTTCATCCCAATCGCTAATTAATAAGAAAGTAGCTTGACGTTCTTTCTTATCCAAGCCTTCCAAAACATCTTCTAACTGAGAGTGTCTATTAAGAAAATGAAGCTTGTAATTGTACATGTCACTTAGTGTCAGTAGCGTCTTGTGTGGTATTAGTCTTCGTAGTCTGCTCACCGTCAGGCAATACCTCAACAGGTGCTGCCGGATCTGTAATTTCTGTTACAGGATTCTCTAACGGTTCAGATGTTGCTTTGCTTAAAGATTGAGCCATCTCTTTCTCAAGCTGCTCTACATCAATCCCAGCTTGACGAAGTTGTTCTCTCATGGCTGGATCCTTTAAAGATTGTTGTGCCATTTGAGAAATTTGTTGGTTGATAGAAGCAATCCCGTTGAAGAAAATTTGCTTAACAAAACCATCCTCATCAAGTTGTGGGGGCTTCACTTGTGTAGACCAATTCTTAAAAGCTTGTGCTTCGTCATCAGTTAAAGTAATTTTGATATTCATAAGTCCTCTAATTTAGTAATTTACCTCGTTATTTTATCTATGATAGTGTACCGGAGACGATTATGGAAGACAATTTTGATTTTTCTGTGTTAAAAAAGAAGAAGCGTAAAAATAGCAGAACTAAAGGCAATACCTTTGAACGAAAAGTTTGTAAAATTTTGAACGAACACTTTAACACCACAGATTTTAACAGGTCTCCGGGATCTGGGGCGTTCGCAAATACACACAAACTACCTGATCACTTAAAAGTTTACGGGGATCTTTTAACACCTAAGAACTTCAGGTATATTATTGAATGTAAGAAAGGGTACAATAAAGAAGGGTTAGGAAGTTTATTCAATCCTAAATCAGATGTATTCAATTTTATCAAACAAGCATCTGATGATGCAAGCAAAATCCAGAAAAACTGGGTAGTAATTTATCAGCAAGACAGGAAAGATACACTCGCTATATTAAAACATCCAATAGATAAATTACACATTAAAGAAACTTTACAACAAGTATTATTTGGTGATGAAGTACATGGATTTTACATCATTTTTAAACTTGAAGATCTATTATCAATCACCACTGATGACTTTTGGTTCATCAATTAATTTTAATAATAATTGTTTTTGATTTTCTATAATTTGTTCAATTAATTTTAATTTTTTATCGTAATTTGTAAAAGATTCAGTTTTAGTTGTAATTGTTGTATCTTTATTATAACTTCCTTTTTTACCTTGATCATTAACTATTACTTTTCCTTGTATTCCTTTTGAAGTTACATCTGTACTTACTCTTAATATTTCTTCTTTTCCTAATTCATTTAAATATCTTAAAGAGTATCCGTTACCATTATGAGAAAGAGTTGCTTTACCTTCTCTTAAAAGTCTAGAAAATCTATTAATTAATTGATTATGAGAAAATGTATTACTTTCTCCATTTCTAATACCTACTTCAGTAATAGCTAAGTCTTCTATAGATGCAGCACCATGAATATGTAAGTCAGCTACAATTTTATCAATAGCCTTTTCTCTATCTGGGCTTCCTACAGGAAGATCTAATTTCTTTTTTGTTGCCATTCCATCAAGTAATGACATCATTTCAATCATTGTTTCTTTTCTTTGTCTTATTAATTCTTCTCGTTTTGAATCAGTATAACTTTTACCTATAGGGTTTTTCATAGAAGATAATTTTTTAGCTAATCTTAAAAAAGATTTACCTTCTTCTCCTAATAAAAGATTTTGTTCTCCTAATTTATCTCTTAACTTTTTTAACGCAACAGGATCAACGGTTCCATCTTCTGAAAACAATACATTTATTTCTTCATGGCTTAATACATCTACACCAGTCTTTTTGAGGACACCTCCCAACATGTCAATAATTGGTTTCATTGTATCTGATACAACTGATTTACCATTTTTTCTAACTACTGAAGTTTCTGGAGAAGATCCCATTACTGTTAATAAAGCTTGTTTATGTTTTGCTCTATCTTCATAAGCTTTTTGCATTCTTTTATTGACTTCAATTGGATCTGTTGGATCTATAATGCTGTCAGAGAACAAAGACCTAAGGGTATTCATAAATACTTCAGCAGCCTCCTTCTCTCTTACTGAGCTTAAATCACTTTTCCCTGCCATCGCTAAACAAAGTTGAGTAGCTATACCATACCCAGTGGTACTTAATTTTAATTGAGGTCTTTCAGAAACATTTACTTTTAAGGATAAGTCTAAAGCAAAAGTTCCGTCATCTAACTTTATGTATTGTTGCCCAGCAAATGCAGAGGCTTTTTGTGCTGCTTCTTCAGTGTCATAAATTAATCTAATGTCTGCTTTTCTACCTAAGCCAACCACACTAGCAACTAGTTCTGATTTTGTTGCATTACTAAAAATAGGATTGTTTCCTATTAAATAAGTTAAAACTCTAAAAGTATCTTTTAACTTGTCTCCTTCTGTTAATTCAAGAAAGTCTTCAGACAATTGAACCAGTGCTTCAATATCTTTTGCTTTACCTACTGCGTCTGTCTTTGCTAACTCAGCTAAACTCAAAAAATATTGTTTGTTTTCTACTAAAACTGCTTTGTATTTTTCAAATGATTCTTTAACTATCTGTTCAAATTTTTGACACTCATTTTTTGATAAAGGAGTTTTTGTTTTGCACGCAGCATTTCTTTGTCTAACTGCACTTTGTATGCTTATCGTTGAATGTACTAAAGTTTCAAAAGATTTTCCTAAAGCATTACTTACAACATCATCTAATTTTTCTGTTCTTTTTAATTCAAATTTTTCTCCGTTAGGATCTTCTGCTGAAGTAAATGCAAATTTTAATTTAGATTTTAGTATGGATATTAAGGCTGCTACTGATCCAGTGTCTCCAAAAGATCCAGCATATTGACCGTCTTCTGAATATATAATAATCTTTCTTCTATCATCTCCTAACTCAGGATTATTTATCCTTATTCTGCTATAAAATAAATTTGCTTTTTCTTGGAATTCATCAAACTCTGCTTTAGTAAGCTCTTTTCCTTGATATTCTTTTATAAAATTAGTTAAATCGGAGATGGCTTTTGTAATAGAAGTTTTGGCTATAAGTTGCTGTTCTGGAGTAAGAGCCGCCTCGTCAATCGGACTAAAATAGGTTGCTTGTTGTACTCTCACTGGTAGTGAATTAGGTCCTTTTACATATTTCAAAAGAAAAGCTTGTAACAATGTTTGAGGGTTTTTTACATCCCCTCCTTTACTTTTAATAAAAGCTAATAATTCTTGTACTTGTTTTTCATTTAAATCTTGTATAGAAGACTCGTTACCAAGATCTGTTAAAGACAAGGATAAGTTTTGTAACTCAACAGCAAGTTCTTGTTGCTCCGGGGTTAATGTAGGTTGAACTTGCTCTGGCTCTTGAGATTGAGGTTCTGCTGGTTCTTTTTCTTTTTGAGTTTCCCCTTCTGCTTCTATAACCCTAGCCTCTTTTTTTGATGGTCCGGCTAACTGACCGCTGATTATTCCATTTATTTGATTTTGGGAAAATCCCGCCCCAAGTAAAGTTTGCTTTAATTTATCTTTAGAAGTTTCTGTATTGTATGTATTTGGTCCATACTGAGCAGCTATAGTATTTTGAAGTGTTCTCCAAACTTTTACGGAAGCTCTTTTTTTTGGCTTATCATCTTCAGACAACAGAATTTTTTTGTTGTAAAGATTATTAAAATGATCTAGTATCTCGTAAAAGTATTGCATAACTTATTATAGAAAAAAAGCCTATCTAATTTAGATAGGCTTTAATATCTGAAAATTAATATTAGTATCAGCCAAAGATACCGTCTAATAAACTTGATTGATTTGTAATTGAACTATTGAACATATCAATAAAATCATATCTTAAATTCATTGTTATAGTATGGAAATCGTTGGTCGCATAATTATGTTCAGCCAGTTGCATAGACTTTGGATAAACTCCAATGAAGTCTACATAAGCAAAGGGAGTTAAAGTTCCATCATATTGAATAAGTCTAACTTTCTCAGCTTTGAAACTTGAATTTAAAGTATATCCACCAGTTATTGGTGTTTGATACCCAGTTACAGGATCATAGGTGCAAGCTCTAAACCATTGAAATAGTGCTGCTCCAGCTTTAGTTTTGTAAAGGTTATCAAAGGTAACCACTAACTCATCCATTGAAGGCTTACCGGGGTAATAATACTTATCGTTAAGTCTATTAACCTCGATGTCCTCAACCTTCAGTCCTGCTGCATTAACTTGTTTTACAGCTACATTTAATTCACGAAGACCTCCATTACGAGTTCCGGGAATATCCTTTGGAAAAAAGAACTGAAGTTCATATTGATATGCTCTTACCGAATCAAGGTAAGTTGAAAGTTTAGGTAGTTTAGTATTTGCTCCTAAAGCATTTCTCTCTATTGCTAGTCTTGTCATATTATGCTCCTAATTTTGAGGTGTTGTTTGTTAAGTTTACCTCAAAGATTATATACTCAGCAGCCTCAACAGGTCTCAAGATAATCTTGCACCAGAGTTCTCTTCTGGACACTCTTAGAGGGGTGTTTATTGTGCTATCGCAAATTACACGATACTCAGCTACACCTCTTCTAGCTGCAAAATCTCTTAATATATCTTCACATAGAGTCTTTACATTCTCCCATGTTAGTGCATCATTAGGCTCGAAAACGAACCCTCTAGCAGAAGCTAATAATGTCTTTCTTAGGACAATCATAAGTCTTCTTACATTAATTCTATCTGTTGCAGAAGGAACTCTTTTTCCAGTCTTCTGACCGAAAATTGTTATACCTTCTGGGAAGAATTTTACGACAGGATTTATATTGTTGTCGTACAATGTATCCCTGTCACCTTGGCTTAAAATTATTTCAGTGTCAAGTGGCTTAGTAAGTCTTCCACGATTAAATCCTGCTGGAGCAAACCAAGGCTCTGCCACGGAATCAGTAAAAGCCATTTGTCTTACAGCATAAATTGCTGGATCAAGCCAACGATCTCTTTCATCGTAAACGCTAAACACTTGAGTCCAAGGCCAATAAACTGCAACGTAAGAACTATTTATTGAAGCAGTTCTAGTACTGCTTTTACCGTTCATCCAGTTAACAGCTTCTTGAGTTGTATCCAATCCATAGGGAGGAGAAACTGCTGCAATGAAGTTCTGACTTGATTCAGCTAATGTAATCAATGCATTTTGAATTCTTTGATTAGTGAATCCGGGGACTGCAACAATGGAGATGTTTAAGTTATCATCATCAAGTGCATATATTCCAGTTTTGTCAGCAGGAGTTCCTATAACGACAGAGTTTAGGTTATCATCAGTACCGTCCTCAGAAGTTCCTTCCGCAGCGGTTATCCCACCAAAAATTGAAGTATCATCTGATACACCATTGGTTCCACCTTGTAATTTAAAGGTTCCTACTTTTGGTTTTATAAATCTTGGGTTCCCACTAGCAGATTCTGTAGTTCCTTGAACTAAACTAATATCTGAAGTACTATATTCTAACAAAGTTGTTAGTTTTTGTGCAGGAGTTAATAAAGGATTTTTTAACTGTGGATTAGCGGTTCCTTCAAAAGATCCAAGAATAAAGTCTGAGAATAATGGACTATCTTGATCACTTTCTTTAATTACATTTCCTAAGAAAGTATTATCTCCAACTAAACTTACTCTAAAAGTTTCATTTATATAACCTTTATCATTTACATAAATATTAAAAAATGGACCAGCTAAAGGTTCCATCTCCACGCTTACTCCTGTAACTTCACCTGTCTTTAATGAAATTCCGTAGTTGTAACCTTTTCCGGGCCACAAAGACTTTACAGTATAATTTAAATCACTAGTAGTGATATCATAACCAGATGCAGCTATAGTGGATACTCCTGCTCCAACTAAGTTACCCATTTCATTTACATTCTTTAAGCAAGCAATACCTGTGGTACGGGCTGGGTTCGAGTATGCACTAACCCCTAGTACCATATTTTTACCAGCATAAGATCCATAGATGTATCCAATGTTTGGGTCAGTAGGATCATATGATCCTGCAAATAAGTCTTTGCTAGCTGTGCCATCTCCAAGATATTTAGAGAAATTTTCTCCAAAAGTCTCCTCAGTAAGTGACATCATTGTATTAAGGGTTCCTAATATCTCCGTGCCCTCCTTAAATTGTATTGTAAAATAAATGTCATTTGCAGTTGTTATAAGGCTTTTGTCTACAGCGACTGTAGGGCATACTCCTAAAGAAACCAAGGAAGATGCATATCCAGCATCACTTGCAGCCCTAACAAAATAAATTCTATTTGTAGCTTCTAAAATTTCTAAAGCTCCAATCAATCCTTGTCCGGGAAGATCCTCACTTGGTTCCCCGAAAGTCTTGATTAATTGTTCTGCATTAGTTATTAAGGTTGCTTTATCAATAGGGCCTTTATCAGCAAAGCCTACTATTCCAACAATCGAAGAATCAATTGTTGGAGCAAATGCAGTATTGTCTACTTCTCTAACTAAAATACCGGGACTATTTAATTTACCTACCATTTAAGCACCTTATGCGTTGGAAATCTTGAGAATTCTTCTCTTGCTCAAGGTTAATATTTGAGGGGATATAGCAGACTCTTCTACTATAATTTTTTGTTTTGGTTTAATCCACATACTCGACATACCTTTAGAGGTATTGATGAATATTTCCAAACCTTGAGTGGTTTCATTCTTTATAGACTTCATAAGAAACTCCTATTTATATTTATGATGGAAGACGTTTATTTTTACTAAAAATATAACTTTTTAATTAGTTAGCCATGTCATAGATTGTAGCTCTTCTGGAGTTACATATTGTTCATGAGTATGGTTTGGGTTAATTACACCAGTAGTCCCTCCAAGGTTAATCTCACTTTCTGATATTTCAGAATCTATTAAAGCATTTAAACTTTGAAGGCTATCTTCTGTTATCTTTCCTGTAACATAATCAAATTCAAAGTTAAATTTTTCTATTTTTCCTGTAGAGGTGTATAGAAATTTGGGGGCCGGAAAAGAAGTTTCAAGAGTTAAGTTTATAGACTTCTGTAATAGCCTATCTTCTTGATCTTGTACTTTTACCTCAGAAGCATCATCCTCTGATTCTATAAAAACTTTTGAGTAAAACCCTCCATCAATAGATATATTGAGGTCTGGATTAAACATAGAGAATATCATTTCTCTAACTTGATCTAAGTCATTCTTATAATAAGACCAGATATGAATACTGTATGATATGGTTATTGGTCTAGGAGTCAAACTTACTATTCTGACTGCTCTTTGATACTTAGGATGCCAAAACTTTTCATCCAATAAAATTGGTTCATATCTTCTAATTTTTTCTTGGGATTTAGTTGAATTTTCTGAAATAGATAAAGCAGGTAAAACAATATTAGATTCTTTAAATATAATTCCAACCGCTCTTTCTGGGTTAGCGTGATAACACTTTATATTTATAGAATTATTATTCCCATCAATATAATTTAAAGTTCCAAATCTATTCAATAAAAACCTTAAAGAATTTTTATGAATGTAATGAATACTTTTAGTTGAGTCTCTTTGAGTTTTATTAAAAATTTCTTCAACTATTTTATGTTTTGCTGCGGGAACTAATTTCATAAATCAAGCTCCCTTCCTAAGTTATTTGGCCTATCTTTAACATCACGATTAAACATGTCTTCAGAGTCTCTAAGAAGATTGCAGTAGCACAACAAATGATATACTCCGTAAACTTCATAAGAATCTTCACTTACTTGATACACTCTATATTTCATGTTTTGAAATTGAGGTATGATAACATCCCCTACTATTAAGGACCTTCCAAGTTTTCTTTCTGCATATAATTTATTAAACGTAAAAACTTGATCATTATCTACTTCAATACCAAATTGACCTAGTGCTTGCTCAACTGCTTTAGGTTCATAATGAGCAAACAATATAATTGGTTCTTTAGACACTGTTTTAGATCTTGATTCCATGTAGACATCGTCATATTCTTCTGAGGGGTAGTACTTGTAAACAGCTACTTTAGAGCCGGATATTCTAATGGTCTCATCGTCTATTAAATTAAACAAATCTATGTCTGGATTTGTTTGGTCAAAAAAATTAAGAATACTTTCTGAATCATCTACATGAACCAGTGGTGATTTAGTAGGAGGTTTGTTTACTATAAATTTATTATCTTTCATTAGTAGACAGAGAAGAGTGGTGGCTCTTCAATCTCCATTAAAAGTTCCTGCACTAATTTTTCTTTTTCTTGTGTAGCCTCTTGAATAAGATCTTTTCCATCAAGAGTTGCTCCCTTGCCGGGACCGGGAATAGATTGATACTTTCCTCTTATTCTACCTAATACTGATTTAGCACAAGCTAGAGCATACTTTTGAACCCAATTTCTGAACGCAGGAAGAATAGTATTGGAATCTAAAGCTCTGTATTCCACAATAACTGGAGTAGGAGTAGCTGGAGGTTCAGGATGAAGTTGTAAGTACCTTCCGTTAATAACATCGAATGAGCCATCTCTGGAAAGAACTTTGCGTATCATTTCCATGTATTGCTGGACAAGAAGATAATCCCCGACATTCATGTTTTCAAAGAATCTGTTGTTCTGCCAGAATCCTAAAAAGAAATCAAATTCAAGAGAACCTTTACTAAATTGAAACGCTAAAAGATCTTTTTGATAAATAACATAACTAAGATTATTCATTATGTAAGCAGGTAGCTCATAAACACTTATACCCGCAGAGGCTTCAAAAACTGCATATTGTAAAGCCCATGTAGGCGCATGATAATCGAGTTTAGTTACAGCTTCATCAATGCAAGTTTTAATTTGAAATGGTGTTAATTCTACCCTTACTACTGGATGACCTAATTGAGCCAGTACATAGTCTTTGATTGTTTGATCAAATTTATTAAATTCTACATTGTCAATAATTAAATTTTTGTTCAATTCATCGACATCAATATCAGACGATTCAACGTAAGATGTTATTTGAGAGCCACCATATTTTCCATATGATGAACCGTAAGCGGTAACATTAGGCTTGGCTATCATTTAATTTAACCTCATCTTTTGAAGACTTAAATTGTTTTTTAAAATCTTTAGAAACTAAAGGCTTTTCTGATATTTCAATTAAAAATTTGTTATCTAAAAGTATTTTAGAAAATATCTCTTGATTTGGTTTTATGGTTTGTACTCTACCATTAACCTCAAGTATTAAATTACATTTAGAGTTGTTTTTATATTTAAACATAAATAGCCTCTATCTTATGTAGGGTTCATAAAATAAAAAAGCGGGGCATAAAGCCCCGCTTTTAATTATCTAATTTAACTATCAGTATTGATAGTTAGTTTGAGCAGTGTAAGCAGAACCGTCAATGGTCTTTACACGAAGAACATTAGGTGTCATGTACTTAGCACCAGCACCGATGAGTCTGATGACTCTGTAGAATCTGCTAGCTGGGGCAACTGCTGCCTTGGCATAACGGGTCATGATACCCTTTCTTGGTTGGAAGGTCTCAGGATCAGTTATGGTTTGGATAGGCATGAGTGGGATGTATGGGCAGTATACGAAACCAGCATCCATTGGGTTGGTTCCGTTGTAGCCTACGATGATCTCGTCTTCAGGGAAGAGAGGATCAACGATTAGCTGATACTTGCCAGCAAATCTTCCACGGTACTCAATTCTCGTTCCCATGTTGGTAGGTCCATCCTTCTCAGGTAAACCGCCCTCAAGCTTGGCGGCTGACTCAAGGAGTGAAGCAACCAGTGGTGAGGTGATTAGGACAGTACCGGGACCACGCATTGTGGTGCGGTAAATGTCTTGTGAAGCATGATTAACTATAGCAAGTAAATTGCTGTAGATATGACCAACATGCTGGGGTGCAAAATTAACTCCAGCAAATCCGTAGATAGGATTAGTTAGATCCATTACGAAAATGTTTGACTTGTTGAAGTCGTTTGTTGGAATAGCTGGGTTGAGGCTGGGTGATAAATTGAAATCATATTCAAATGCTCCGGGAGCAAAACTGTCGCCACCATTTGGAGACTTTCCATAAGTTTCACCAAAGTTAGTAGCTCCAGCATTATCAAGTCTTCTCATATCCCAACCAAACTTACGTTGATCTCCTACGAAACCGTAAGCGATACCACGAATATCCTCAATTAACTCACGGTCGATTTCGAGTGAGATTTCCTTGCTGAGGAGATCGGTAAGCTCACGCTCCAGATCGAGGTTATGGTAAGCCTTGAGGTCTTGTGAAGCCTCAATGGTCCATAGTGCTCTCATCTTACGAGTCTTAGCGACAACAGCTTGGGTTTGAATGTGGAAACCAACCTCAGGAATACCTGAAGTTCTTAATTGCTCACCAGCAGAAACATACCAAGCCTCAGTTGTGGTTGCGTCTGGGAATGCAGCGATCTTACCACCGAAAGTAGTAAGTGGTCCACCATGAGCTGAAGTGATTACGTTAGAAACATCAAATCCATCATCAGCGTCTCCGGCAGTTAAACCTCTAGTGGAAGTGCCATTGACTGGATCATTCCAGTTATCACCTGTGGCTGAGGTTGATCCTATACCACTTGCGACCATCCCACGATAAGTTAGTTGGTACTTACCGTAAATGCTTTGTGTCTCGTAGCCTGTAGCTCCATTTTGACCAGAGCGGCTATTACCAATATAGAAGATCTGGCTGACAGGTCCTTCCATTGGTTGGGTTGAACCGATCATATTGAAGATCAGTTCAGGGAATACTCTACGAACGATTGGGAAGGCAAACTTTTGGAAGGTGCCTAACTTGCCAACAGTTGTAGATC